CTCTTTCAGGTAACGCAATAGATATGATCGGTACCGATGCTGGAAGAAAGACGTTAGTTACTGCTGGACTAGTTGCGATGCTTGGAGCATTCGCCCGAAGCAGATTCCCACAACTAAAACTCGGAGGAAGTAAACTCTACTTTAGACTCTAAAATGGTAACAACAATAACCCGAACATTTGACAGCACGCCAACAGATAAGACCTATTTTTCCCTTACGGATAATATGTCAAGTTCTTCGCTAGGCAATATCCAAACACCGCAGGGATCACAGAGGATCTCCAGGATCGACGTAGCTGTTGATGCTGCAGATACCAAAGGCTTTGTCCTGGCATGTCGTTTACTCGGATCTAATATGAGTGAGCAGAACCTGACCTTAGCAGGATCTTGCGGAGATGTTGCAGATGCTGGTGGTACACCTCAGTTCAATATGATCCCTACCAACTTCAGCGTTGCAGGTGTCAATAATATAGATCTACAGGTTGCGTTTCAGTTTTCGTCTGGAACACCAACGGCTTCAAGCCTTAGTGTGACTCTGTATTTCGAATAGTCTTGAATGGCTAGAACGAAGATAGCGAGCAACGCGTCGTTTAGCGGAGCCCAGAAAGGACTCTCTTTTGTTTTAGATCGTGTCTACGCTTACAGTGGGTTAGTCCAGGTAGCGTCAACCGATACAGAACAACTTTCTTTTCAATCAGGAAAACAGGTAATTGTAGGATCCATCAGTTGTTATGGATCTGTTGATGATAGTAACCCAGGGTTAGGATCGATAACAGCTTTTACGATTAGCTTTAATGGTGTTAAATTATTCAAAATTAAAACAGATACGGAAAATGAGGACATGCCTAGTGTACAGACAGTACCGCTAATTATTCCACCACTCACTAAGGTTATCGTGAATGCTGATAATAATAATGCGGATGCTGGATTAAGAACGGCTGTCTCTATAGCTGGCCGTGTTTATGCATGACCCTAGGACCTTCTAAATCAGTCTCCAGGGCTAAAGACGGTAAGATCTACGGGTGGAGTGGAAGTTATGCCCTTACTTCTTCTGCTGTCACCCTACTGGATTATACAAACCCCTCAGCATTTTACTTAACTAGGGTAACTTTAGGGATTGACTGGAGCTCGATCTCTGCTGGAGAAATTCTATCCTATTCGATTAATGTAGATGACCAGGCCTTATTTGTTGAAAAGTTGGTTATCCTGATTAATAATATTGGGATTCAACCCAAGATGTTTGAATTTATCATACCACCAAACAGCACAGTTAAGATCCAAGCGACTGAGAGCGCTAACAATGGGTCTATTTCGTGTATCTTGACGGGATATAGAGTATGAAGAAAGAAACCGATTTTGAAGAGCTCATGAAAAACATCGATTTCACTAGGTGGCTCCAGGCGTTGATCCCAGTAATGCAACCGATTATAGTTTTTGGTACTTGGTTAGCTTTTTCCAAGATTGATAATAGAGCCGATGCACTTTCTAAACTTATTACACTAGTAGAACCTATCCCCACGGTAGATCTGAATATCCCAGCGCCTGTGGTTCTGGCTTCTCTGTATCATTCCGTTGACGAACTAGCGGATGTTATAGAAAAGGTTATAGAATTTATGGAAGATTTAGACATCCCTGGAGCTAAAGAAATTATACATGATATTAAAGAAGAACTTTTACCAGAACCAATAAAAGGCGCTAAACTTATTGAAGACTTTGGGGCTTGTGTGAATGGTTACGAAAGAGATACTCCCAGACTTTTACGAAACAAATACACAAAAGCAGTATATGTTCATACTTGTTTGTTAAGGAAGGGTTGGGGTTCAAAAGCAATTTTAGAAATAATCAGAGAGAAGCTTGAATGACAGATCAACAATTTTACTTAATCTGGATTCTTTCGTTCTTTCTATATTTTACAATTTACACGCTATGGATTCCTTTGAAAACTCAAAAAAAAATAGAGTCCTGGTTGAAGAGTTCTGAATCTGACGAAACTCTCCTAATGTCTCTGGATGTGATCACTAAAAAAATCAGAGAACAGATGTTAATTGATTTTGAAGAATTTATGCTTCCACAAGCTCGAGAGAGTCTTAAAAAATTCTGGGCTGGAGCTATGGGAAATGCGGCGCAAGAACTGAAAGGTTCTGAAGAAGGTTCTAATTTGTCTCTGTTGCATAATATCACTCAGGATTTATCAGGCCAACCTTGGTACGTGCAGATGTTAGCATCTAAAATGTTACCGATGATCACTGAAGCAGTCAAAACGCAACCAAAACGCACTAGTGACACAGTAATAGGCATGGGATTGGGGAAATAACGCACTTTAAACGCACTCTGACCCATCAAACTCTCTTTTTAAACCCCATCCTACCGCACCCTCTCCCCTAATCCTCATTCTTTCTTTAAACGGAATCGGCTGAAGAGCTAAGGTTTGTAAACAATTCCGCTATTTACTATCCTAGTTAAAATCTTTTGACAGTCATAACAGATCGTTACTTCATTATTGAACTTGTCACCCTTAAGATGGTCCTTAGACTGTAAACAGATATTACATCTACGCTTCATCTTTATCCTCTTCATTCTCTTTTCCTATTCTCCAAGCTATCTGGGATAAATTCTGGTGTACATTATCAAACATATGCCAGGGTTGATTTTCACCCCATAGGTCAAAGTGTTTCTTTAGATGCATTTTAATATCTGTAATATCACACATCACCTGGTAAACTTCATCTTCATCCATCCTTAACCCTCTATGTAGTATGATCCATCTTCTCTGCGTTCTAATGTCCAGATAAATTCAGGGTCATTCCAGAACTTAACAAATTCTTTATTTGTTTTGAGCAGGTCAAGTACATTCTTTCTTATTACTTCTGCTGTTGTTTCCCATGTTACTTCTAGACCCTTATCAGAAAGAGAGTAAGAGGAATGAGGATGTTTAAGGAGAGTAAAGGAAAGAGACCACTTAGAGTTCTTATGATCACCATGACCTGTATCCCATTCGCTTTCAAATTCTTCTGGTACACTTGCTTTTACAAACAAACATACCTCTCCAGGTTCCAACTGTCTAAACCTGGGCGTACCACCTAACTGAAACTTCTTGGCGTCACTCATCAATTAAGATAGTGTAGCTTTTCCTATATAACAATTACTTTTGCATACCCTAAAAGGTTATATAACGGATTAAACATTAATTGATAATGCCAGTGGGACTCTACACCAGGAAAGGTAAAAATGGAAGAACGATGTATTTTAGGAATGGTAAGCTCATCAGCAAGGCATCGTATGGTACCTCACGCAAACGTAAAAGTTCAACCAGGAAAGGTCAGGTTCGTAAAACCTCTCGCCGAGCCTACACCAGGAAGAGACCCACTGGCAATCCAAGGAGAAAATATATGAAAGCAATCCCTCATCCGTCAGTTACTGGTATGGCTAGCGGACTCGCAATAGCCGCATACCTGAATGCTGGACAGAGTGTTACTGGTGCCTTTGGTAAAACATCTGTCACGGAAGGTGTGATAAAAGACATTACAGACGGTCAATTAGGAACCGCCTTCAGTACTCTTTCAGGTAACGCAATAGATATGATCGGTACCGATGCTGGAAGAAAGACGTTAGTTACTGCTGGACTAGTTGCGATGCTTGGAGCATTCGCCCGAAGCAGATTCCCACAACTAAAACTCGGAGGA